TGTGCGCATATGATTCATTCTGCTGGATGCCTGGTCTATCCATTCTTTGACCTCTACGGGCATTCTGAACTCTTCCCTTGAGTGCGATTCAATCGCGGTGCTCTTGGCTTTCTTTGCCAGCGGCTTAGGTGTGTTCTTAATTGTCTTTTTAGCTGTTACCATTTTTTTCCTTCTTTATTTCTTTCCATTCGCCGCCTTCAACTGGTTGCCAACCATGTGTCTCTGTCAGCACTTCGTTTTGATGCCACTGCTCAAGAACAGTAATGGTTTTTCCCTCATTTAAATCATACTGATAAACTTGTTTATCTATCCATCTAAGTTGTGGTGTTGGTGCTAATCTTTTGTTCATGTATTTCTATCCTTCAATTTAGCTTCTATTGCTCTACCAAAATCAAATATATTTACACTTCCTTTGATTCCATCTTTAGGGTCAACAACTTTAACGCAACAACTTTCTTCAAAACAATCTTCTATTTGTTCATCAGTCAACCCTACCCATTCTTTGATTGGTGATACGGTATTTAGGCAAACTTTATGAAGATTTTGCCACTCGTTGATTTCGCTAGTCCATCTACTAATTAAAGATGATCCACACTTGCAAACGACTTTTGTAGGCTCCCAACTCATGTGTTGCGCTCTTTCAATAATTTCTCTACCCACTCTGCAACTCGGTGAGGATCGTTTGATTTCAATGGATTGAAGTCATTCCAGTCAGCACCATTCAACCCTACCCATTCTTGTTTTGCTAATGCTTCTTTCAGGTTCTGCCACTCAATAGTGCAAGGTCTGCACTTATCTGCGTGGGGAGCAAAGGCATCTACCATTCTTTGTGCCGCTTCTTTTAATTTATGCATGTGTAGAGATCCTTTAAGCCTCTTCAATTGTGATCTTGTATTTCTTACCCAAGTACTCAGCCTCAATCGTTTTCTTTGTGCTAAGTAAATATCCTTCGTGTGGATGTAAATCAGATCTTACGCGGCCAGTTGTTACTTCGCCGCCTGTATCGCCTGGTAAGCCAATCTTAATCATCTCTGCAATGTAATCGCAGTACGCTACTGAAGAGGGCTTGAAGGGCGCCTGTCCAAAGAATTGTTTTACCAGTGTGTCCATAGTTTGAAATTCATTCATGTTGATCTCCAGTTAACACTGCAACGTCGCAGTACAGTTAGTATAACAAAATATTAAAGCTTTAATCATCATCGTTGGTAAATATTTTTAAGAATGCAATTGTTACCATAAGTATTACAACCGCTCCGATGGCCATAAGAGCAATAATCCACATTACATTGATAAGCATAAACATCCTTTAAAAATCAAATTCCAGTTGCTGACTCTGCACTGGGCTGTTAATCCACCAACTAATCCTCATACGCATTGCTTTGACGTCTGTATGGGTGAACCATGGGTTGTTACCCTTCTTGTTCGTGTGGTGCTCATACTCGCGCCGCTCCATGGCCTCTACAAAGATCTCTGGATCTATTCCCACCATCACCGCATACGTTCTAAACATAGACTTTTCCCCGTAAAAGAAATTGAGCGCATCAACTGCGTGATAGTTCAGATTACACCGGTACCTAAGCTCCTCGCTGGATGGTGTCAAACATATGTCCTCAATAGCCTTTGCAATGACGGCGGCGATTAAGTGCAACTGCTTTTGCAATTGTTCGTCTATGCCGTCTGTAGTGCTCAGCAGGTCAATCACAACGATTCATTTCCTTTAGCTCGGCCTCAATAGCCCTGGCAAACTTGGTTTCGTCCAGCGTCAGATCCCAGGTCATGTTGTCCACGCACTTATGCTTAATCTCTTCTATCTTTTGCTCTGTCAATCCTATCCATGCCTTAGCCGTGTAGACCTTAAAGTTATTTTCTTTGGCCAACGTGTACTTAACAGCCTCTTGTTTTATTCTGGATTCCATTTCTATCCTTGTGAACTCTTCGTCTTCTGGTGTCATATCCATCCCAATCCTTTACAACAAGAAAATATAAAAAAAATTAAACCAGTAATTTGGGCATAGTATTTGTTTGAATGGGGCGCTATCCATATAGTCCCAAGTATTGTTAATAATTGAGTATCTGTCATTACTGCCTCTGTGTTGGTATACGGTTGCGAATAGCCTCTCCAAGCTTCTCGATGTCTACGCATTCATCTGCTAGCTTGGCGCACTCTTCACGCTCAATCATGATCGCCCGCTTGGTCGTCTCAATGGCCACAGTCATGATCTCAGCCTTAGCTAATGCCAGCGCCGCATCAAACTCTTGTTGCGTAAAGAACTTAACCGCGCCGGACGTGCCCAGCAACTGCCTAGCCAGTGGACTCAACTCTTTGTTTTCTGTCATCTTTTTTTTCCTTTGGTTGTGGCCAGTTGGCCTCTTGCGACTCTTTAAACTTCTTTTGGTATTCTGGTAGCTCGCTGGGTGGTATCCAGCCTTGAGACCTCCATTTATCCATTAATGTTTGCTCTTCAGTCATATTTAATCCTTTAAATATTTTGTTGATTTTCAACCATCTGAATTCTTTTGCCAATCCATGCCATTACTGGTACAGCCATGGAATTACCTAATGCTTTATATCTTGGACCATCGGGCGTGTCTTTTCCTTTTGGCTTGATGTCGGTGTAGTTATCTGGAAATCCTTGCAGTCTCTCGCATTCAACTGGAGTCAATCTTCTAACCGCCATATTTTGAATAATACTTGGCTCATGACCATGTGTCTCTCTACGCAAAGTTCCAACTATTCCATCTTGCGAGACATTCATTACTGAGCCCCCTTGATCCATTAGAACTGTTGGTTGTAAAACTGTGCCAATTGATTCATTTACTCCGCTCTGTGGGCTTTTAATAGTTTGGTTTACATCTGATAACGAATGGTTGTAGGTGTCAAAGGCTTGGACAATCATAGGAACACCCTGCCCCGGTTTACCACCGCCGGTTGATAGCGCCCCAGTTCGACTACCATTGCCACCCTCTAGCCTGACTTCCGATCTACTATTCTCGGCAAACGAATACGCAACTCCATGACTATGTGCTTTTGTTAAAGTTGGACATGGATCACCTGGATTTCCTATTCCAAAACCTCTGCGATTATCTTCTTTATCTCTACCTAACAAATTCATGGTATTTAAAGGTATTGGTTGTGCAACTCCATGATGATCTGTACTATTTAAAGTAAATGATATTTCTTCATTAATTCCAAAACCATTTGAATTTTGTGAAGTACTTCCAGATCCTTGCAAAGAATAAGAAACTAATGGAGTATTACCTCCGCCTGTACCCCATTTAGAGGTAATTGTTTGACAAACCTCTCCCATAAGTTTGACCCTGGAGTCGCTTGGATGGTTCTCATACACTACGCACTCTTCATGGTTGTTGCGACTCGCTCCAAAACGTGCCGTAATAGTTCCTGCAACTTGTGGATCACGAGGCTCTACTATGCACTTTCCTTCAGATACATATTGATTACCTACTCCTTTGAAGTCTCTAGCGCACAACGCTCCAACGCTATCTGTAGAGTTTCTGGCAATTTCTTTCCTCTGCTTTCTGCTCGGCGGAGTATCCCTGCGCAAGCTTTCTGGCTCAAAAAGAACCTTTGCGGCAGATTTCCAGTCTCCAAGACATCCGACAACAAACACACGTCTGCGTCGCTGGGCCACTCCGAAGTACTGAGCGTCAAGGACTCTGTAGGACCACCCATACCCGAGTTCTGCCACCGCCCCAAGGAAGGAACCAAAGTCCCGTCCTCCCGACGAACTGAGGACACCTGGGACGTTTTCCCAGACAAACCATTTGGGCTTAAAGTGGTCAAGTAATCCACAATAGGTGAGCATGAGGTTTCCTCTTGGATCTTCAAGACCTTTTCTGAGCCCTGCGACACTGAAAGACTGACACGGGGTTCCTCCGACCAAAAGCTCAATTGTTCCAAGATTCCACTCCTTATATTTAGTCATGTCACCAAAATTAGTGACGTTTGGATAATGATGTTTTAAAACTTCTGATGGGAATTTCTCAATCTCACAAAATCCAGCCGCCTCCCATCCAAGAGAATGCCAAGCAACCGTGGCAGCTTCTATTCCACTACATACGCTTAAATATTTTATATTTTTCATATCTTTTGTAAAAAAGGGGCATAAGCCCCAGTTTAAATGATTATTTCTTTGGAGATACGCGAATGTCTGCGCGTGATTCTTTACGAAACTTGTTAAGTGTCTCTTCTGTAATACCGTACTCAACACACAATGCGGCGTAGTCAACTGTGCCAGATACTTGTACTAACTTAACTTCTACGCTGTGCAACTCACCTTCGTGCTTGCCTTCACCGTACTTGTTTGCGATGTCAGACTTAAGAGCTTTTACTTTGTCAGCCAATGCTTTAGCTTGTTGGTCGAGAACATATAAGTTGTCGATGTCGTTAGCTAAAGAAACGATTGTTGCTTCTGTTTGGATTGCTGTTGCTACTGTCATGATGATTTCCTTTAAAAATTTAAACCTGCTTTGTTTGCAGTACAGTTAGTATAAC